AGGGAATCCAGCCGATTAGTACGCATCGCCGCGAAACTTCGGATGGTCCGAGGCCCTAAGGCCTCCAGCCGTTTGCCCCACGTTACGGGGCGCCCCTCACATAACTCCGCCAGCGGTTGTGAGGTTAAACGGTGTAGTGCGTGCCTTCGGGCCACGCGCGAAACCAAGGAGACGATTCACAATGGTTTGCAGTTGCTTCGGGTTCGGTATGGCTTGCCATACTGCGAACTTCCGGACTGCGAACCTTCGTCACTCGGTCGTTTCCACCTCTTTCTTCTGGGACAAGGTAAGGTGCGAACCTCTGTCCCCTTCCCCAGACGCCAGCGTCCGGGGGAAAACGGTCTCTGCACGCTACAGAGATTACGCCGTCATGAGCGATGGGAGCTTGCGCTCTCCGTCGCGTCAATTAAGCGCAACCTACCTGCAGGTTGCAGCCGGTGTACACCGTCCGTACAGAAAAGTTGGTATAATTCTGTACGCTCTCAACTACCACCCCCACCCTCCGAGTACCTCACACACGTCCGGCGTTGTGTTACTCGGCTCTTCCGTCCCGGTTGGGACGGCAGGTACTACGACTTCGTTCGTAGTCACCTGCCCAACCCTACTGCCCGTGCAGCCAAGCGCTCGCGCGCTGACCTGCTCTGGGCCGGTAGGAGGGAAGAGTTCTATACCTGCACCACCACGGAGACGGAGTTGCGTCCGTTGTTCGTGGGCAGGTACAAAGAAATCCAGTCTGCAGGGAAGAAGCGGCCAATGATCATCTTTGATGAGTCAGTGGATCTTCTCGGGCCTCTGCATAAGTTGATTTACTCCCACTTAAGGAAGTTCGACTGGCTTCTTTGCGGTCCCCCGACCGTAGAAAGGGTAACATCTGTCTGTCAAGGCGACGTCAACACCTCTGTTGACTTGACGGCCGCAACTGACGGTCTCGATCACTCTGTGACCGAGGCCATCCTCGATGCACTGTTCTTCACTTCGGTGAAGATCCCTCGGTCACTGCGTGCCTTGGCAGTGGCTTCTCTCTCGCCACTCTTTGTGGACCAGGAGGGAGTGCATCGTAGGATACGGCGTGGACAGATGCAAGGGGCCTACCTCTCCTTTCCCCTCCTTTGCCTTCACTCCTACTGTGCCGCCACCTGGGCGGCTCGGTTCGATGAGGGAGCATCGGTACTCGTGAACGGTGATGACACTGTCATTTCAGCATCGCGAGGTGTCGGCGTGCAGGACTACCCTCCGGGGTACCGGCTCAACGCCGACAAGACGACCGTTGCGTCGAATGTGGTCGAGGTCAACTCGACTGTGTTCCTAAGGAGCGGAGGTAGATGGCGTGAGGTACGCAATCTACGGAGAGGTGGGGCTGTGGCCGATTACCGCGGGATGCTGCACATGGCCGAAGCATGTGCTAAAGCAGGGCCCGCGTTCGTCGACGCCTTCCAGAGGAGTCGAATCGGCCGCAGATGGGGTTTTCTCCCCTCACAACTAGGTCATCGGACCTACCCAGCCTGGAAGAGGGAGCTGGGCATTGGTCGTCTTCGGAACTATACGGATCTACCGGTCCAGTTCCATCCTCAAGACGAGCAAGGGTTGTATAGGGTGCACGGTAGGGCACCCACTGCCACTGAAGCTGAGGCTTTACGGAGCTTCCTTTGGGAGAGTGGCAGGAGGGGAGGTTTGAAGAGGGATGAATGGAATCCGTCCTGCGGTTCCATTCGTCGGACATACAGCTACAGGGCCCGGCCCTGTAGGTATCAGCTCAGTTTCGTCGGCTGGGCTAGCCGGTGTCATGCCTCCACTGCTGTAAAGAGGCTCGAATTCTTCCTCCTTCCTGAGGGGGTCGAATCGGAAGAAGAGAGATGTGGGCTCATGAAGTTGGAGATGTTCCGCCAGGGACTATCTCCGCCGGCCTTGAGCGAGAGTGGTGAGTGAGACCAACATCGTCTCGGGGAGTCGCGGCTGCCATTGCCGTCCAGGGGTGGCCTGCCACCCTATCTCCTTAAGGCGCGAAGTGTGGCGCGCCGCCGTGTTCAGCACTATGCGGTGTGCTGGTACCAGATTAGTGTGGGGCTTAAGAACCCCCGCGAAGTGGACACGGTGTCCGTAGGTAAAGTCAGAGATCGTGTAAAGAGTCCACGTGACTTACCGTTTAGTGTGTTATCGCCGGGCCAGCCGGCGGCGCTACTCGGAGAGTAACCGTGGTGTCGGTCAACTACGGACCGGGGAGAGAATGGACGAGTCGCCGCGGGGTATCATTAGGTTGATACAGGGCGTCGGGGAGTCGCGGCTGCCATAGCCGTCCAGGGGTGACCTGTCACCCTATCTCCTTAAGGCGCGAAGTGTGGCGCGCCGCCATGTTCAGCACTATGCGGTGTGCTGGTACCAGATTAGTGTG